GGGGGTCTATATGGTACTCTCTACTAGCTCAATGATGAGCCAAGATTCGGAGACAAACATGGCTAAGTATCAGTGCATCCGTGGCGTGGTGACCAGCAAGGGCGCTGTTCAAGCTGGCGAGATCGTCGAGCTTTCCGACTATGAAGCCAAGGTGCTTGCCAACAAGTTTGTCGCCTTGAAGGACGAACCGGCTCCTGTCCGCGTTGCCGTTCCTGAAGAGATCGAAAACCGCGATCCGGTGATTGAAGCGCCGCGCCGTGGCCGTCCTCCTCGCGTCACTGAGGAATAAACATGGCCGTCGAGAGCGCCGCTGACATCCTCGACTTCTTCGAGTTGGATGACTTCGCGGACTCCGCGACCTATACACCTGTCGGTGGCTCTGCTTCGACTGTCCTGGGCATCTTTGACGCGCCACAGGCCAGTCGTAATGCCACTGACATGATCGACATCACGATCCCGTCACCGCAGTTCGTCTGCCGCACAGTTGATGTTCCTAACGCGGCTGATGGCGACACCATCGTTATCCGCTCTGTTTCCTATTATGTGCGTGTCGTGCTGACTGATGGCACGGGTGTCAGCACCTTGATCCTCGAAAGGGTGTCATGAGCCACGTTCGCACTCAGATCAGGGACCGCATTGCCACTCTGGTCACTGGTCTGCCAACTACCGGGAACAGCGTCTACAAGATGCGCCGGTACGCCTTGGACGATGCCAAACTTCCCGCGATTTGCGTCTACACGACTGATGAGAGCAGCAGTCTGATTACTGTTGGCTCTCGTACCCTTCGCCGTGTCATCAATGCGATGGTCGAGATTTATGCCAAGGGAGCTAGTGCGACGATCTCTGACACCATTGACGGCATCTGCGTTTCTGCGGAAGAGGCTATCGCTGCTGACTTTAGCCTCAACGGCCTCGCTAAATCCTGCGTCCTGACATCGACTGAGACTGACGTTAATGTCGAAGGTGATCGCGGCATCGCTACTGCGCGATTGGTTTACGCGGTCGAGTATGTTACTGCTATTGGGGATGTGGAGACTGCCCGATGAAGATGGTTCCCGTTTATAACGCCAATGGCGACAAGATTCTGGCGTGTGCCTGTGACCTTGAGCATTATCAGGGTATCGGGTGGGCGACTGAAGAACCGGCTAAGGCCGTAAAACCCGCTAAGGTTAAGGCCGAAGCAATCGTTGAACCCACCAAGGAGGCTGAGTAAATGGCTACTCACACTGGCAGCGAAGGCACCGTTAAGGTGGGTGCCAACGCGATTGCCGAAATCCGTTCCTACTCAATTGAGCAGACTGCGGACACCGTTGAAGATACCACGATGGGCGATAGCTATCGCACCCACAAGACCACGCTGAAGGCATGGTCTGGCACCGTCGATGTGTTCTGGGACGAAACCGACACCAATGGTCAGGTTGCTCTGACTGTCGGCAGCGAAGTGACCGCGAACTTCTATCCTGAAGGTTCGTCCACTGGCGACACCTATCTGACCGGCACCGCGATTGTGACCGGCAAGACGGTTTCGGCTAGCTTCGACGGCATGGTGGAATCGACCATCACGCTCCAGGGTACTGGCACTCTCACGACCGGCACTGCTTCGTAACATAATTTAAAGGATATAATATGAGCATCGCAAAGCGGATCGCAGAGCGTACTAGCCAGAAGCGGCATATTGAAGTTGCAGAGTGGGGTGAGCCGGGGAGTCCTGAAAAGGTCTACTTCGGCCCCCTGCTTGCAGGCGAACTGAACCGCATCCAGCGAAAGCACCCCAGCTTCCTCCAGTCCGCCTCTTTTGAGGCAATGGTAGAACTAATCGTGCTGAAAGCTGAAAACGGCCAGGGTGAGAAGCTTTTCACACTGGAAGACAAGGCCATCCTGATGCGCGAACAGGTCGGCATTATCTCACACGTTGCTGCCGAGATGATGAGTGGTCCTAGCGTTGAGGAATTGGAAAAAAACTGAGGGATGATCCGCTAAGGTACAATCTGATTACCTTGGCGGATCGCCTCGGCAAAACCATCGCTGAGATTGAAGAAATTTCAATAGGCGAGTATAACGAATGGGTCGCCTACTTTAAGGTCGAAAGCGAAAGGCAGAAAAAGCGTGGCCCAGGACAGCACTCTTAAGTTTCTGGTCGCGGCCCAGGTTACTGGGCAAGAGCAGATTGCTCGGCTCATCAATGATACTGATAGGCTGAATAAGACCACAAAGGGCCTTCAGACTGCGTTCTCGCAAATGGGTGGGGCCGCTAAGTCGCTCAGTGACGTTCAGAAAAACGCCGCTGCGATTGATGCGGCCCGCGCTGAAAAGCTGGCCCGCCTTTCGCAAGAGTTTTACAACAGCGCACTATCAATTGATCGCACCGCTAAGAGCGCCCGTGATAGTGCTTCTGCCTTTGAAGAGGCGTTTCAGGCGCAAGAGATGGTGGCTAAAGCGCAGCGTGACGCTGCTGCTGCTGCTGCCGATCTTCGCGCAAAACTCGATCCGATGATCCCGATCCAGAACCGCTTCAATGCGGAAATGGATCATGCCGCTGATCTGCTTCGTATGGGTGCAATCAGCCAGAAGGAATACGCTGCGGCCACTACAATGGCCCGCCAGAACCTGTATTCTGCCCAGCAGGCTCTGCATGGCATGAATGCCGCTCAGACGGGCGTTATCGTCAACGGTGTTCGCTATAACAGCATGGCCGATGCTCAAGCCAAGGCTTTGCGTCAGCAGCGCCAAGGCACCCAGATGCTTGGTATGCAGTTCAATGACCTCGCCACCTCTATCTCTACTGGTGCCAGCCCGATCACTGCTTTCAACCAGCAGATCGGACAGGTCGGCATCGCTATGGCCGACATGGGCGGAAAGATGGGTGCTGTCGGCAAGTTCCTTATCGGCCCCTGGGGTACTGCGCTGACCATCGCCACAATGGCTCTTGGCTTCTTGGCTGAAAAGTTTATTTTTAACGGAGACAGCGCGGAAAAGGCCAAGAGCAAGATTAATGATCTTGGTCAACAGTTCGACTTTGCCAGAATGTCTGCTGAAGATTTGGCGAGGATTAACGATCTTCTGGCTGAATCAAATGGAAAGACGGCTCAGACTGCTATTCAGGCGGCTCGTGCTACTGCCACTCAGGCGCAGTCCAATCTAAATGCTGCACAAACGGAATTGGAACACGCAAAAACCGCATTAATCAAGCGCAGGGCGCTTTTGAAGCTTATGCAACTTGGCGCAGAGACAACTGGCGGCTCTGCGGCTGATCTTCTTGGTGGTGCCTTTGGTGAGCGCATCCAGATCAACAAGATTGTTGCAATGGAGGCTGAGACTGATCGCCTAAGCAAGGTTGTTGAAGGCTTTCAGTTCCGCTCACGCAAGGCAACTGCTGAAGTTTACACACTTTCCTCTGCTCTTGATAAGGGCGGAAAAGCGACTGAGCTTCATCAGTCACGCATTAATATGCTTTCTAATGCCTATGCGCGTGGAGAGATCGATCTTCAGCGATTTAACGAAGAAGTTGATAAAGCGAATAGGGCCTATGAGGCTAGCCAAAAGGCTGCGGAGCGTTCAGGTGGGCGATCTGGTGGTCGTGGCAAGAAAGTTGAAAGCTTCGCCAATGTAAACTTCCTTGAGCGTGACGCTGCATTCCTCAAGGCATCTCTCGACAAAGGCGCTAAGTACTGGGCTGATTACTACGACAACATTGAGCTGACCTCTGTCGCCGTGCTGCAACAGATTGCCGAAGACCACGAAATGGTCACGGCAAAAATCCAGACTGTCGGTGATACTGTTGGGCCAATCTTCATGGATCGCTTCATGGAGGTACAAACCGCATTCCAGACCATTGGCAACTCGGTGGCCGGTGCCTTCCAAGGTATGCTCACTGGTGCCATGTCGTGGAAGGATGGCATGAAGGGTATCATTCAGTCGGTCATTAATGAATTGTGGCGGCTGTTTGTCGTGCAGAAGATTGTCGGCTTTGTGACTAATGCGCTGACAGGTGCTGCGTATGGTGGCGGTGGGTCATTCAATACCTATGGCGTTGCAACTGACATTGGCAACAAGCTGTCTAGTTCTACTCAGTTCTTTATGGGAACGATGGGGAAGAATGCCAATGGTACTCAGAACTGGCGTGGTGGCCTTTCGCTTGTTGGTGAGCGTGGCCCTGAGATCGTCAACCTTCCTCGCGGCGCACAAGTTATCCCAGCCCACCGCGCACAGGGCATGATGGGTGGCGGCGTAACCGTCAACGTCGATGCGCGTGGCTCGGCTGATCCGGCCGCGGTTCGCGCTCAAGTTGAGGCTGGTATTTTGCAGGCTGCTCCTGCTATCATTGCTGCCGCTGAAGCCCGTACTGTGCAGGGTCTGCGCCGTCCGCGCCTTGGGGGTGCCATGAAATGACGACGATTACGCTTCCTTCAACTCCTAAGCCGCAAACCATGTCATGGCGGCTGCTTATGCCGACCCAAGCCAATGTATCGTCATGGAC